TTATCTGTTTGTATGCTATACCATCTCGGATTGTCAACAAACAGATAAAAGTCTTTCCCTGTGAGTATAGCCCCTCCTATCAGATCAAACTCTAATAGAAAAGAATCTTTATTTACTGTAACTTTTGTAAGGTGCTGGTTAAGAAACTCCACCCGGCTCTCATTGAAAGATTGAGTCTGTAGATATTCCTCCATCTCCTTATCTATATTTTGTATCACTTCCTCAATACTTTGTAAATCCTCATTTACTTCCAGTGTGAGGAGTTTATCTTTCAGATCCTCAAGAGTTTTCTCCAGCTCCTTATATCTCTTTGAGTAATCTTCTTTACTTATGATACCATCCATATAAGCATCTGTGAGCTTTTCTTTTCTTGCTGTCTGTTTTCTGATCTCTTCTTTGATTGTATCATCCCCCTGTGAGGCTCTGAGGCGTTCTCTGAGGCTTTCTAACCAGTTCAATAGAGATTTCCTTACCTCCGCTGTATTAACCTCTACAATCTGCTCAGAGAGGGATTGTAGGATACTGTAAAGAGCATTTTCTGAGAATGATTTATTATCACACCCTTTACCCGGAATCTTACCGTACTTAGAATAGCTTGAGCACTTAAATTTAACGTAGCCATTTTCTAAAGATCTCCAATATTTAGCCCCACACTTAGCACAGTAGATTTTACCGCTAAAGATACTCTTACCACAATTCCTACCACGTTTCTCATTTTTAATACTCTGTACTTTAGATCCTTTGATCTCCTGTACTCTATCCCAGAGCTCAGGCTCCACAATAGCCGGGACAGCTCCGGGAATATGTACCCACTCACTTTTAGGATTTAGTACAGTCTTTTTTGTATCAAAATCATAATGTCTCTGGTTAATGACGTACACCCCTTTATACTTCTCACTTGATAACATTCTGGAGATAGTAGTAGGATCAATCTCATTTCCTGATCTATTCCTGTATCCCATGTCATAAAGAGTATTAGAGATAGCTCTCAAGCCCTCCCCTGAGGCGTACATATTAAAGATCATCCTTACAACCTCAGCCTCTTTCTCATTGATTACCAGCTCACCATTAACTTTATCATACCCTAAGGATCTTGAGTTATTTACTATAGAGATTTTCTCCCCGTTCTTAGCCGCCTCTATTCTTCTTTTGTAGCTGTTGTTGATCTTCTTACTGAGCTCTCTACTGTACTCCTCAGCTAAGATAGCCTTGATCCCGGAGATAAGAGCGTTATCCGGGGAGTAGAAAGTATCCTCAAGGTACATATACAATCTTTTCCCATGAGTAGTAAGGCGGTCTATCCAGATGTACCAGTCTAAAGTATTTCTCTGGAGCCTGTCCTGTGACTTGATAACTACAATATCAAATTTATCATTTTCCAGATCTTCAAATAATCTTCTGTACTCATCTCTCCTCTTTATCTGAGTACCACTTTTGCCCTCATCTACATACTGATCTACCAGTTTCCACCCTTTCTGTAAAACAGCATCTTTACACTCAGCTACCTGTTTCTCCAGAGCGTTAAGTTGTCTCTCTTCCTCTGTAGATACCCTTGCATAAAATACCGCTCTTAATTTCTCCTGTACCATCCTGTTTTCCTCCTGTTGATTAGAATTTGTACAGGTTTGTCATAATATCTCATACTTATTATACATCTTTTTGATACTATGTAAACCCATATTACTTATTATTTGAGTAATAACCAGAAATCTCCTGAAATTTAGACAAAAAAAAATAGGGCTATCAGCCCTTACACTGATAGCCCTCTCAAAATAACCCTTTTGGATTATAAGAGTGTCAAATCTGAATTGTTTACCCAGCTCATAATACCGCCAAGTAAACACTTACCGGATCCTACCTGAATAACCTTGTATTCTGATCCTTTTACAAAACTTGCAATCTTCTGCCCTGTAGCATAGTGAGTAGCGGATTTATTCACCCTCACTCTACAGCCTACACAAAAGCCTTTTGTACCCGGTAACTTAAGAACCTGTCCCACATAAATGAGATTTTTATTCTTAATGTTATTCAGGTCAACTAATACCTGTACTGTAGTTCCAAACTTGTTAGCAATCTTTGTAAGATTGTCTCCAGATTTTACAGTATAAGTTTTAGCTGTTGTAGTAGCCTCTGTAGGCTTCTTATTTGCCTCTGTATCTGGTTTTTCCGGCTTAGGTGTAGAGTTGTTAGCCTTTGCATATTTAGGTCTTGCAAATCCACGAATATAGCCCCATCCGATAGCTACAGTTCTGTGACCTACAATACCGCCGCTCATGTTACCCTCTGTAGTTTCAAAATTCTTAGATCCTACAGATCTTACAACACCGATATGATCTGAGTACCCGTCATTCGGCTGAGTAGCATCATCCCAGTTAAATACTACGATATCACCTTTCTCCGGGGTAATGGTTCCATCTTCAATCCAGATCCCGGCTTTCTTAAAGAGTTTAACGTGTTCTTCAACTCCACACTCAGTACCGCCGATAAGATCCACGGCTCCAGCCTTAATAAAAGCCGCTGACACTGTGGTATCACAATAGCTATCATTATAGCTTACTGCATAGCTACGGGCTAAAGGCTTATGACTGTTGTACAGATCAATGATAGGCTTGTGAGTGCCTTTTGCTCTGCTAAGCCCTACCCAGCTATCCATGATATCAATAATCTGTTGTGCTGTTACTCCCATTTTGGTTTCCTCCTTTACATTGCTATTCACCTTACTTTTTAAGGTGGTATATACGAATTTCTGACGGGACTTATAAGCCCCTACCTGATTACCTGTATCAGTACAGCAAGCGGAATAAATGTGATCCAGTGTATAAGGCTTTTCAGTCTTACCCAGTACCCTCTTAACTGCACTTAAGCCTCCCTGATGTCTAAAGTTAGCACACATCATAAGAGCCGCCTGATCTGTTACTCCCAGCTTCTCAGCCTCAGTGACATATTTCTCCATCTGTTCTCTAACAAGGCTGTCCTGTACCTCTTTTCCGGCGGCTGAGGAGATGATTTTAACAATAGTCTTAGCCTTTGCTGAGCTTTTCTTTAACTGGTACTTACTCCAATCTGCACTCTTAAGATCTGCCGCAATCTCACCCTTAGAGTCCAACTTTTTGAAAGTATCAGGATCTTTCTCTTTAATTTTCTGGAGGAGTGTCTTAGCCTCCCCAGCAAACCACTGTCCGGCTCCAATGGTAATAGCTGTCTCATTTGAGGAGTTTGTATAGGCTTCCGTGAAATCATCATATCTACAATTTCCGTAAACCTGTCCTCCTGTCTCAACCGCATAAATGATTTTTACCAAAATCTCTAAATTTGTTTTACTTAACATCTGCCCTCACTCCTTTCAGGCAAAAATAAAGAGAGCACCTGTGAAGTGCTCCCCTCATAATAATTACTGTGGATCTGTATAACTCTTTGCTCTTTCACTGTCTCCTAAGCCCTTTGTAGTCGGATCGTTTAATGTATTCCAAACTGATACAGCTACCAAAGAGAGTACATAAGGATTAGATACAGCTCTCACAATGAGCTCCCCTAACTTTCCCCATGTAGTAAGATCCTGAGCTGTTAATCCGGCATATGCAAGAACCGGAGTCAGGATACTAAGTACAATCTGTACCCAGAAAACAGGATTTTTAACTCTTACTTTCAGGTTCATAAAATACCTCCAAAAATCTTATTTACAGTGAGTAATAATCTGAGGAGTATCACTGTAAGTTATCCTCAGATAGATAATAAGGATCACCTCCTACTTTAGCCCCACCTGTACGGCTAAAGAACCCAACACAATAGTTACTAATCCGGCTACAAGTAACCACTTGAATTTCTCCCACTTATCACTGCCTTTTCCCTCCAGTTTGTTAAGTCTTTCAATCGTATCATTAAGATCCGCTCTCATGTACTTAACTTCTGTGGCAAGCTCTTTGATAGCACCTATGAGATTGTTATTCTCTTTAATCTCCTGATCGTGCTCATCAATTCTTATGGTATTGCTTTTTGCTCTTTGCTCAACTTCTGTAAGTCTGTGCTCAAAGTCAATATCTCTATCCTCCACTCACTGAGATCCTCCTTTCTGTCAGAATAAAAAGGAGGGTAACAAAACTGTTACCCTCAGTCCTAAGGATTCTCTCCTTACTCAGCCAGTTCCGGTAATTCAAGATCAATCAGGATCTCTTTTACTTTGTCCTTAAGGACTGCCGGAACCTCAGCAAATGTTTTCTTACCCTTGATAATCAGAGTAGCATAAATCACAGCCATGACCGTTACCTCCTTTCTTAAGATTGTTTTAAGGATGAGACTGAACAACATCAAGCCTCACCGCCTAAAATCTTTTCTACCTGTTTCCTGAGTTTCACAGGAACATCCTCCAGAGTCTTTAACCCCTTACGGATCAGATCAGCATAAATCTTAGCCATCTCTCACACCTCCTCTTAAGAAATAATCTGCTCATAGACCTCAGCAAGAGCAAGCTGGAGATCTGTAGCCTGTTGATCCAGAGAATCATTTTTCTCAGCCATGAGCTTGATATACTCATCTTTCTCATAGACTTCCTCTGTCTCAATCTTCCACCCGGTAAATCCCGGCTGATCTTCTGTACCGGGATCCTCAACATGGGTAATACCAGATCTGACAATTACAGTCTCCTCAGTAATCTCCAGAGCCTCAACTTTATCCGCACTGGACATAACATTTGTAAACTTCTCCATGATCTTTTACCTCCCTTTCATAATAATTTTGCATATATTCTATAAGGGGCTCCATGTACTTTTTAAATAGCCTGTAGCTATCACAGTTTCCAAGCCACCCTTTATAGCTGTTGAATGAACACCACTCACTGTAAGTAGGTGGTATGTTATTTTCCATTTTCTTTCTACAAGCTCTCATTTTCCGCTTAAAATTGATAGCGGTACTCTTCCTGAGTAATGTATACTCTCCAAAGAACCTGTAGCCTACAAAATCAACACCTCTCACTTTTGTAGGGAATATCTGATAATTGCCTTTAATATTTAGGTGTAAATAATCTCTTGTGTAAGCCGTTACTTTTCTATGAATTTCATGTAACTCCTCTTTTGATGAGGCAAAGATAACTACATCATCCATATATCTGTAATAGTGCTTAACGTGTAATTCTTCTTTAACCCAGTGATCGAAAGAACTAAGGTAAAAATTGCCGCTGTATTGGCTCATATAGTTCCCTATAGGGATCCCTGTGTTAGGATCAACCTCTATCTCTCCAGACAGAGACAACTCAATAAGATCCTCCTCTGTAGCTGTATTTATACTGTCTGCTATCTCATCCAGTAACCATAGGAGCTCAGGATCTTTAAATACTTTTCTAAACTTCTGTTTGAGGACTTCGTGATTTATGGACTGGTAATAGTGGTGGAGATCAATTTTATAACAGTACCTTGTATTCTCCTCATCAGTGAGGAGTATTGATGGAACCCACACGGATTTCTTTTTACCGTCTACACGTTTCGTTTTATAGTATCCTCTAAGATCGTTTACTATAGGCTGTATTCCCTTTCCGGGAATTGCACTATATGTATCTGCTGTCATATTTGCCACTAAGAATGGCTCTATAACTTGTAAGATAGCCCACTGAGCTATCCTGTCAGG